AGCTGATTCTTGTAATCAAATCCGTTATATAAATTATCATTCAAAGTATCTCTAATATCGTATATGTTTTGACCGGGATCATAATCATAGTATCTTCTTTCTACAGTAACCTTGGATAATTCTTTCATTATTTTTTTATATTCGTCCATTGTAGAACAAGGTGAGTATTTATATTGCCCGTTAGCATTAACTATAGCAGTTCTATATCCGGAGCATCCGATACTATTGGATCTACTAGAAGCTAGATCTGCAGAATCATAGATATCTTTAGAGTTATAGAAAGTAGTATTAGTAGTTATCGGTTTAATTCCATTTACTGTGTAATTTACTCCCTTATCATTTTCCCCGAAAAATGGTGAATAGCTTTGCATATTAATTATTTCCTTTTATTATTTCTGCCTTATTACTTGCATTAAGCTCCATTCTAAAGCTTCTAGGGATTATAGAGGAAATAGTTATATTCAAAGGTCCCGGTTTCCCGTCAATTATACCTTCAGTATATACAGTACCGTTTCTATCTTCCCATCCACCTCTTAAAATAACTAGCTGATTTCTTCCTATAATTATATCGCCAAATTGATCCATACCAATAACTACATCAAGTTGCTCCTGTGAAACATTGGCTAAATTTTGAATTGTTGCTTGGTTTTTTTCATTTGCTTGCCCGATAAAATAAAAAGAAACAGAATCGACACCATCTACTGATTCAATAAGAGCTATCATATCAGATTTTGGTATCCTGTCCCTTCTTTTTAAATTAAGCATATACTCGGAAATTTTCTTCCTAATACTGATTTTTATTGTGGTTGGATCAGATCCCTCAAAAATACTTATTATCACGTTAGCTGCGAATTTAGTTATTACCGGTTCAACTATCTTAACAACAGTTGTTGCTATCATAGATCCTGAATCCTCAATTAAATTAAGTATGGCAGTTTTTTGATATTGAGTTAATAAGAATTCAGAGGTGGCAATATTAAAGTAATCCTCATTACTTGATATATTTAAAGTGATATCTGGGACTAAATAAATATAAATAACATTATCATCATCTAAATATTCGTCATCAAATGTAGAAAAAGCATGTATCTGTGAAAATATTCCTAGTCTATTTAAAAATATCTCATAGTTGTCTGCATTAGCGAAAACAAAAGATCTACTTGTTTTAGGAGCTACTAATCTGATAAGATTTGTTGTTTCTGGATTTGATCCAAATGATGGATCTATTTCATTTGTTATGTCTATATAAAGATTCAGATCTATTTCGGTGCCAAAAAGGTCTGTTCCTGTTGTAACAAATTTATATGTTAAGGGACGATTTGGTGCGGAAGCTGCATTACCGGAAAGACCACTTCCCTGAAGATATTCTATTCTTATCCTCGATCCTCTTCTAGGAACCAAACCAAAATTAGAGTTCCCGAAATAAACATCTAATCCCTCAGAAATACCTCCTCTTACCAAATATCCCTTACCATTTAATGGTATGTCATATAGTGAATCGTACATTCTCCATTTTTCCTCGTTCACATATACATCAACATAAAATTGATCCACATAGGATCCAGAAACAGTAGGTAAATTAAAACTCTGAAGCGCTAAACCTGTTCCAGTAACTATGGCATTACTAAAAGTTCCTTGAGCTATCTTAGTTCTTATTGAATTTCCTCTAACAAGTGGAATAGTTACCTCTGGACTAGAAAATCTAAGAGAATATGTTTTCCCGTTTTCTTGACACCTAATTTGAGAATTCCCTTTTATAATAACCGCTCCCCCACCAACTTCGCTTTCTCTTAAATTCCACTTCAATGAAACTTCACCCTGTGCTGCTCTAGCTCTACCAGGATCATATCCAGCAATTCTAGCTAAGCTTCTAACAGAGTAATCCCTTGTAGCTTCCTGTATATTTAGTTCCGTTATAGAATCCTCTATGAAATAAAGTATTAATTGCGAAATATTCTGGAGGACAAAAAGTATCTGTCCCCAAGCTGAAGCAACGGTAAAAACATTAGAGGTCTGGTTATAAGTAGACTGCAGGAAATTAAATGTATCCCCCAAGAGTCCATTTATGAGTACGTTATTCTTTCTAAAAATGTTCATATCTATTTTATGTTAATCTTAATGTAACTGCCGGGCTCAGTCCCCCGTTTTGAGGTAATTTAAAATCAAGAGTAGCAATATCCCTCAATTTGCCAACAAAAAATTTAAGTTCATATGATCCCCCTAATTTTCTAAATAAGGGAACATATACACTAAGGTATAAGTCAATTTCTTTTTTAATGCTGGATTCGGAAAGATTCAAATTAAAAACAAGGTCCTCCATATTTAACCCAAATTTTGGATCACCCAGAACTTCTCCTTTATTTGTGAGCAATATCATTTTAATCTGTCCTATGCAAATTTCAACAGGATCTGTCGTTTCCAACTGATATGGATTGTACTCTGGATCCTCTGGGTCTCTGTTATAAATTTCTCTCATGAAAAAAGTGTTTCCATGTATATATCAATAAAAGAACAGATAAGGATAAAGGGATAATACTTAAAATAATCTGTGTTATTTTAATTCCATTGCAGAAAATAAGAAGGGGTATTCTCTCCGTTGATCATATCCATAACTTCTTGAAGTTCAGCTGCTCCCTGAGTTCCTATTTCTGCAGCATTAATTTGAATGCCTCCAGGAAGATTGTAAGTAAATACACCTAACATTTGGGAAAGAGCTATTTTACATTTAGCTATACAGTATCTAACAAATAATTCGTCATCATACAGATATTCATCTGGTATTGCAACAAAGCATCTAACAGAAACATCTATTCCACCAACCCCATATCCCTGAGCTTGCTGACCCTTTCCTGATCTATTCGGATCTCTACCTAAGACAGTTAATAATTTTGTATTTTTATTATATTTAAAAGCATATGTATTTAATTGATAAGCTTTAGCCAAATCGAAGTATGAATACATTACTGTTCTATAAACAAGATTATCTCCAACGAATGGAGATAATAGGAGTTCAGATCCAAGCAACTTAGAATCGCTGAAATCCCTGTCTGGGTTTCCGGATATCCCAGAACCACCTAGTTCTCTAACTTCATATACAGCCACTATGGCTTTAGGAAGTTGGATCTGTCTAGTTCTTTTAAACTCAGGATGCTGGAATAAAGAATTTGCAAGAACAAAAACTCTTTCCTCCGCAGCATATTGATAATTATCATAAAACCAAGCTTTAGCTCTGTTTATAATTCTTTCAATTTCTTTCACGTTAAGTTGATAAGGTAAAGCACAACTAAAAGAAAGAGCGTCCTGTATTTCCTGTACTAATTCTTCTTGGGTCATCTAAGTAGATTTTTTTAATAATTCATGTTACCAAACTTTGGATTATTATATCTATCGTTGAGATCATTTAATCTTTTATCGGTAACGAATCTAGCAAACCTCTGATCCCCTGGATCTTTTACTTTCATAGTTTCCTTGCTCACGTTAGCATTATCCCCTATATTACCAGATCTTAAAACTCCTCCTGTTATTTTACAGTTAATATTTTTACCCTTACAATCTATAAAACAATCATTAAGCTCATTAGAAAAATCGACTATTGTGGATTTTACTTTAGATGACGTTACTTTAGTTCCACTGTAGATATATGAATCCTCGATTGCTGATTTCTTAATATCACAATTATAAATATTACAATTTTTAATAACTGCATTTTTTATATCACATAGAATAAGATCTAAATTTGATAATTCAAATGAATTTCTACATCTAGCTTCCTTTATTTGATATCTTCCTGTTGTTGTGTCGTAATTAAAATAACATGAATTTACATTTCCCTCCACTATCAAATCAAATATCTTATCTCTTATTACAGGAAAATAAGTTTTAATATTCTCATCGAATCCTTTTAGATCTACAAATACATGAAAATCAGGAAATGCTTTAAGAAAAAAATTAGGATTACTAAAAGATCTAACAACTTTAGAGTATTTTGCCATCATCTTCTGTAATGATGACAGATCTTCCTTATTATATCCAGATATTCTATGGCTTAATAAATCATAAAGATAGAGAATAACATAATCGATAATTTCTCTAATGTCCTTGCTCTTCTTTTGATAATCACGATTTCCTAAGTATCTAAATTCTAAATATCCCTTAGGCATTTTTGTAAAATTTACACCGTAGTACTTATCATTAGGAACTTTGTACATCTTAGGATCTATTGTGCTTATATTCTCTAAAATAGAAAACCTATTAATAGGTATGACTCTTTTTATAGATTTTGCATATACGTTTCTTTCCCTATTACCGAATTTAGAATATATTAATGCCTCATCAAATCCTAATATAAATTTGAGCTTATCAAGATTTTCCATTTTGTCTTTAATATCTCTTCTGGACTTATCAAAGCTAATCGAAAATTGGAAAGCACATTTATCAGTAGTCCAGCCATTCTCTTCTATCCATTTTAGTGTTTTTATTAAAATTATGATTGCTTCATTATACGGCAAAGGTCCAGTAATAAACTCCATCATTTTACTTCCCCCCGAATAATCGGGTTCTAATTTAAAATTATTGGCGTCAACCGGAATATTTGAATGGTATTTTTCAGATACCTGTACTTTTTTATTTAAAAGCTTGGATAAAGATTCTGCTGCCCTACCCTTCAGAAGATTGGTATAGAACTCAAACTCGAATCCTATAACAGAAGAGCTAAGAGCATGTAGTTTATCAACATATGTTCTATTATCCGACATCTACTGTTTGAGCAAATATTTTTCCAGATAGGGTATCAACCTCATATGGCATTACGCATAATATATCGCCTGGTTTAATTGTCATTGATTTTTTGCCCAGTCTTTCGTGTGGAACTAAAGCCATAAGTCCTAAAGATTCTATTTCAACTAAAGCACCGTTTTTTCTTTTGTGCTTAACTTTTGATTCATAGATATCAGATGTTCCATCTTTTATTTTATTTTCAAGATCCCTGAGAATTACATTTCTTTCTAAAGGTTTATCAAGGGTAAGTGTTAATCTGTTATTTTCTTTTATTTCTTTAATATAAAATTCTACCTCGCTGCCAGGGATAAGATCAGAAAGATAATTTTCATCCTGAAACTCAGTTTTATGAATAAGTCCGGTATAAACGCTATCCCATTCAACAAATACTCCAAAATTTGATATACCAGTAATATATCCTTTGTATTTTTTGGTTAGATCTAATTCTTGAATTTTAGAATCCATTATCTTATTTAGATATTTCTTATATGATACAATGAAAATATCTTTGGCCTGAACATATCCCTCAATCATCACATGAAGTGTTTTACCGATATAAGATTCAAAATCTGTTATCTTATTTGCTGCTGCAAGCGAACCAGGTAAAAAGCATTTAATGCCTGACAGATCAGCAATATATCCTCCTTTGTTTACGCTAATAATTTTAACCGGATAAGCACTGTTTTCTTTCTTAATCTGATCAAATAACTCAGCCCGAAGTGTGTGTATGTAATATTCAACCACAGATCCATTAAAACTCCCGTTGACTTTTCTAACTCTTGCATTAATATTCTCATCTATGTTAAATGTAACACCGTCGATTCCTAATTTGGTAGCATCTTTTAGTTCTTTTTTAAGATCGATGTAAATGGTTTGTCCTGAACCTGTCTGAGCGAGTACTTTGTCAGAATATACGTCCATAATCTTACATTTATAAACTGATCCTTCAACTAGATCTTTAGATCCTCCATCTAGAAGATGATAAGTTGATTCATATTTATCGTGCAATTCCTCAGCGTAAGACTCTTGACAATACACTTTGGCTCCAGTTAGAGATTTAATTTTAGAATTAGGTTTAAATTTACCGGAAATGCTCCAGTTAAATTCTTCAGAATTTGGGAAATTCATATTTTTTTTAGTTTGTAAGTGGTTAAAAATATTATTAATTATACTATATATC